ATGGCGATAAAAAAAGAATTGACAAAAGAAGAGCTAATAAGCAAGGAAAAGCGCAGACTTAAAGGTATTTTCAAGAACTTAGACGAGAATAAAAAGAAACTTGTAACGCCGCTTATTGAAAAAGCCGCCTTTATGTCTATTGAGCTTGATATATTGCAGGAAACCATACAGCAGGACGGCTGGACGAGTGAGTATAAAAACGGCGCTAATCAGTTTGGGACAAAGAAAAGCCCAGATGCAGAAACCTACATAGCTCTAAGCAAGAACTATGCCGCAATTATCAAGCAGTTAACAGACTTAGTACCAGCAGCGGAAAAGAAAAAAAGCAAGCTGGCACTATTACGAGAGGAATAAGCCACGGGCGCACCTTATCGTAATTATATCTACGAGTACTACGCTAAGATTACGAGCGGCGAAATTGTAGCGGGTAAGTGGATTTTAGCAATATATCAGATTATCGTAAAAGGCTTGGAAACCCAAGAATATTACTACGATGCAAAGCGAGCAAACAAGGCTATTAAGTTTATAGAGAACTTTTGCCACCACAGTAAAGGGCGCAACGATTTAATTAAGCTGGAGCTATGGCAAAAAGCTATAGTTTGCTGCATTTTTGGAATAGTTGACGCAGAAAAAACGCGTATTTTTCGCGAAATATTTATAGTAATTGGCAGAAAAAACGGCAAGAGTTTATTTGCCAGCGCGATTATTGCCTACATGGTTTACCTAGAGCCAGAATACGGGCAAGAAATATATTGCCTAGCGCCAAAGCTAGACCAAGCGGCGCTAGTGTATGACGGCTTTTACAAAATGATAAAGGCAGAGCCAGAGCTAGACGAGCTGGCAGACAAAAGGCGTAGTGATATATATGTCGAGGAAACCAACACGACCATAAAGCCCATTGCATTTAACGCAAAGAAAAGCGACGGATTTAACCCGCAGCTTGTTATATGCGACGAGATAGCGGCGTGGAGTGGAGACGGCGGACTTAAACAGTACGAGGTTATGAAGTCTGCACTAGGTGCTAGGCGTCAACCTATGATATTAAGCATATCAACAGCAGGATATATTAACGACAGCATCTACGACGAGCTAATGAAGAGAGCGACCAGCTTTCTTAAAGGCAATAGCAAAGAGCGTAGGCTTTTGCCGTTCTTATATATGATTGACGATGTAGAGAAATGGAACGACCTAACAGAGCTTAGAAAAGCCAACCCTAATATGGGCGTGAGTGTTCGCGAAAGTTTCTTTGCAGACGAGATTTTAGTAGCAGAAAACAGCCTAAGCAAAAAAGCGGAGTTTATGTGCAAATACTGCAACATAAAGCAAAATAGCTCTATGGCTTGGCTTGAATACACAACAGTAGACGCTGCGGCAGCAGAGCTTACGCTAGAGGACTTTAGAGACTGCTACGCGGTAGGTGGTATAGACCTTAGCCAGACAACAGACTTAACAGCAGCAAGCGTGGTTATAGAAAAAGGCGGCGTGCTTTACGCTTTTACTCAATTCTTTATGCCGCGCAATAGGCTAGAGAGTTTGCAGGCTACGGATAGCGTGCCGTATGACATTTTTGTTAAAAAGGGCAACTTAACACTAAGCGGGGACAACTAAGTAGACTATAACGATGTATTTAACTGGTATGTAATGCTGCTGGAAGAATACGGCATAAGAGTATTACAGATAGGCTACGACAGATACAGCGCCCAGTACTTAGTTGACGAACTAAAAAATTATGGTTTCCATACAGACGATGTATACCAAGGCGAAAACCTAACACCAGTTATACGAGAGTTTGAGGGCATCATAAAAGACGGCAACTTTAAGATAGCAAGTAACAACCTGCTTAAGTCGCATTTTTTAAATGTGGCGATAAAGCAGAATATGGAAACACGAAAGATAAGACCAATAAAGATAGAGCAGAGGGCACATATAGACGGCTTTGTAAGCGTAATAGATGCAATGACAGTAAGACAGAAATATTACAACGAGTATGGAGAGTTGCTTAAAAATGCCGCATAGAAAGGAGTGAGTAAAACGGGACTTTTAGAGTATATATTTGGCAGGCGAGAAGATAAAAAAATTATGAGCGAATACTTTAAGATGCTTAACGGGTATAGCCCAGTATTTACGAGCTACAGCGGCGGCGTATACGAAATGGATTTAACCCGCTCTGCTATACATAGCTTTGCTACAGCATGCAGCAAACTTAAACCAGAGATAAGCGGGAGCGCCTACAAGCACTTAGAGCGCACGCTACAGTTTAAGCCTAATAGCTTTATGGATACTACAAAATTTATATACAGAATTGCAACTATTCTGGAATGTGAGCACACGGCTTTTATTGTGCCAATAGAGGACAAGTACGGAGAGCTTAGCGGCTTTTACCCACTACTGCCGCAGAGCTGCGAGGTAGTAGAGGCAGGCGGGCAAGTGTACCTAAGATACACTTTTGCAAACGGACAAAAGGCAGCTATTGAGTTTGAGCGCGTCGGCATAATGACAACGCACCAATATAAAAGCGACCTTTTCGGGGAAGATAACAGCACGCTAAAGCCAACAATGCAGCTTATACACACCAACAACGAGGGCATCGTTAACGCTGTAAAAAACAGCGCCAATATACGCTTTATGGCTAAAGTTGCAAATATGCTTAAGCCAGAGGACATAAAAAAAGAGCGCGACAGATTTACAGAGGACAACCTTAGCGCGGATAACAAAAGCGGAATGATTATATATGACAATAAATTTAGCGACTTAAAGCAGGTGGAGAGCAAACCATATACGCCAAACGCCTTGCAGATGCAGCAGATACAAGAGAGCGTATGCACGCACTTTTGTACAAACATGGATATACTGCAAAATAAGTTTAACGAGGACACTTGGAACGCGTACTACGAGGGCAAGATAGAACCATTTGCATTGCAGCTTTCGCTTGTAATGTCAAATATGACATACACAGAGCGCCAGCTTGCTTGCGGAAATATGATTACATTTAGCGCTAACAGATTGCAGTACGCAAGCAATAAGACCAAGCTAGAAGTGTCAACACAGTTATTCGATAGAGGCTTACTTAACCGAAATGGCGTAATGGATATATGGAATATGCCAGAGGTAGAGGACGGCGACAAATATTACATACGAAAAGAGTACACGGAAGTAAGCGAACTGGATAAACACAACGAACCAAAGCAGCAGGTCGTTGTAGTAGGGCAGCCAGCAGCAGAACCAGCAACAGAACCAGCAACAGAACCAACAGCAGAACTGCCAGCAGAGCCGACACCGCCAGACGACGAGGAAACAGAAGAGGACGACAAGACAAAGAAAGCAAAGGGGGTGGAGTAATGCCAGTAGTAAAAGAAAGAGAGTACAGAGCGTTAGCAACGCCTTTAATGGCAGCCAACACCAACAAAAGAATAGACACAGAATACTATGTAGAGGGTTACGCCACTACATTTAATCAGCCTTATACCTTATGGGAGTTTGAGGACGGCACTAAATACTACGAAATGATAGACCGCCACGCATTAGACAATGCAGATATGAGCGATGTAATAATGCAGTACGACCACGAGGGCAGGGTATTTGCTAGGCAGTCCAACAAGTCGCTTATCATCGAGCCAAACGACCAAGGCTTATTCATAGCCGCAGACTTAGGCAGGACAGACTTAGCAAGAGGGCTGCACCAAGATATTAGCGCGGGCATGATAACTAAAATGTCATGGGCTTTCGTGGTAGCAGAGGACAGCTACGACAGAGAAACGCATACCCGTACTATATTGAGAGTTAAGAAAGTATATGATGTGAGCGCGGTAAGCATACCTGCTAACGACGCCACTAATATAGCAGCGCGCAACTTTGCAAGCGGGAGACGCGAGGCAGAGCAGCGGGAGTTGTTGGAGAGACGCGCAACAGCACTAAAGATTAGAGCATCACTATAAAATATAGCAAAAAGGAGTAAGAAAATGAACAGACGCAAAGAAATTGAGGCAAGATTAGCCCAGATTAAGACAGAGCTTGAAACAAGAGCAGCAGAGCTTACAGCGGAAGAGCTGGCAGCACTTGAGAAAGAGGTAGGAGAGTTGCAGACAGAGCGCGCAGCACTCGACGCAGCGATAGAAAAAAGAAACACTTTACTTGCCACTATTGCAGCAGGCGAGCAGGTAGACGGCGCAGAGCCTACAGTACTTAGAGCCTTTGATAAGGACAAAGACGACAAGGGAGAGGATAAATACGGAACTATGTCATACAGAAAGGCTTTTATGGAGTATGTCACAAGAGGCGTAGCAATCCCAGCAGAGTACAGAGAGAACCAGAACACAAAGACAACCGATGTAGGCGCGGTAGTACCTACAACAATTTTAGACAAGATTGTTAGCAAAATGGAAAGCGTAGGCGGCATTTACGCGCTTGTAACAAAGACAGCATACAAGGGCGGCGTGTCTATTCCTAAGCAGACACTTAAGCCAGTTGCTACTTGGGTTGCAGAGGGAGCAGGCAGCGACAAGCAGAAATACACGGGCGGCAACATTACATTTGCATACCATAAGTTACGCTGCGCTGTATCTGTGTCTTTTGAAACTGACACTATGTCAATCGCAGCCTTTGAAACATTGCTTGTAAACAACATCGTAGAGGCTATGGTAAAGGCTTTAGAAAAAGCTATTGTAGCTGGTACTGGGACAGGACAGCCTACGGGCATTATCACAAGCACAGAGTACGCAGAAATCGTAGAAGTAGCAGCGCAGGACTACGACAGCCTTGTAAGAGCAGAGGCAGCAGTACCAGAGGCTTACGAGACTACCGCCAAGTGGTGTATGTCTAAAAAGACATTTATGGGCTATGTAGGAATGACAGACAAGCAGGGGCAGCCTATCGCCCGTGTTAACTACGGCGTAAACGGAAAACCAGAGCGCTACCTGCTGGGTAGAGAGGTAGTACTTACAGAGCACCTGCCTAACTTCTCAACAGCAAGTGCAAATGATAAGTTTGCATTTATCTTTGATTTTGCCAATTACGACCTCAACACAAATTATGCTATTGGCATCAAGAAGTACGAGGACAACGATAACGACGACCAGATTACTAAGGGTATTATGCTTGCAGACGGCAAGGTAGTAGACGGCAACGGCTTAGTTATCCTTAAAAAAATTGAGGCAGCCTAATAATAAAGAGCTGGTGCGGGAAACCGCGCCAGCATTGCCAGAAAGAGAGGTAAAAGCATGAAAGGACATTTAAACGCTAAGCAGTTGGAAAAATACAACAAAGAGGACTTAGAGAAGTTAGCAACAGAGCTGGGAGTAAGCACAGAGGGCACAAAGAAAGATATAGCCGCGCGATGCGCAGAGATAGAGGTAGAGCTACCAGACACAGACGGGCAGCAGAATACACAGCAGCCAGCCAGCGGCTTAGTAAAGGTGGCTTGTATTCAGAATTACAAAGATTTGCAGTTTGACAGAATTGTAGAAACTGGGGAAGAGTACGAGGTAACACCAGAGCGCGCGGCGCTGCTTTTAGAAAAAAATCTTGTAAAAAGAGCATAAGAAAGCGAGGCGCAGGCAATGGCAACAACCTTAACAGAACAAATGCGCGGCAGTCTGCGCATAAGCAGCAAAAACGAGGCTATTACTACAGAAATTAACGACACTATAGAGGCGTGCAAGCTAGACCTTAAGGCAGCAGGAGTAGTTAACATTAACGAAACAGACGCGCTAATAGTTAGGGCTATAAGGTTGTACTGTAGGGCTGATTTTAACTTCAACGGCAAAGGCGAGCAATATAGGCAGTCTTACGATTTACAAAAAATGTCTTTAAGCCTAGACGGAGACTATAACGCAGCCAAGGTAGCCGAAACGGACACCGAGGGGTAACTATGGCGTTATGGGCTGACGAAATAACGCTTATTTCTCTGGAAATGCCAGAGGAAAGAGTAAATAGTAACGGTTTTCCTAACGCCGCTACAGAAAAGAAAAATACTGTATTTTGCAACAAAAAGCCTATCGGTTATAACGAATACTACAAGAGCCAACAGCTAGGCATATCGGTAGAGTTTAAAGTAGAGGTATACGCCATAGACTACAGCAACGAAACAATAGCGGAGTTTGAGGGCAAGAGATACACAATACTTAAACATTACGAAGTAAACGACGAGGTAACAGAGCTTACACTAAGCGACTTAAGGCAACAGCCAAAAGAAAGCGAGGGGTAACTATGGCAGAATTGAATACAGAGGGCTTAGAGGAATTAGCCGCAGCCTTTAGGAAACAAGAGGAAAGAGCAACCGAGACAGTAAAAGAAATGCTTACAGCATCGGCAGAGGAATACCTTAACGCAGAAAAAATGGCAGCGGCAGGCTATGGGATAAGAAAAACGGGCGGCTTTATCGCGAGCTTGACGGCAAGCGAGATAAAGCAGGAAGACACCGCGCTAGTTATCGAAATAGTGCCAGAGGGGCGCGCAGACCACAAGGCAGATTATGGCGGCGGTGGAAAAAAGAGAAAAGGAAAGAGCAGCAAAGGAAATGTACGCTATGCAACTATAGGATTTATCTTTGAGTACGGCACAAGCTCATTAGCCGCTAGACCTTGGCTTACACAAGCCTTAGAAAAAGCCGAAGAGCCAGCATATATCAAAGCTAAAGAAATATGGGAAAAATATGTAGACAATAGCTTTAACTAAAAGAAAGCGAGGCGCATACATGGCAGGTATTAAAGATACACTTGCAGCGCTGCTACCTACAGAAAGAGGCGTATATACGGGCAAGGATAAACCTAACCAGTACTGCACCTTTACCCGCATAATGGGCGGCGCTGCAATAAGGGCAGACGATGTACAGCAAGTAGGCAAGGAAACCTATAGGATAACACTATATAGCAAGTCTGACTTTGAAGAGATACTACAAAAGATTATAGACACATTAGAGGCAGCAGGGTACTACATCAACAGCCAAGACGGCGAGAACTACGAAACCGATACGGGCTACTGGCAAGTACCTATAACTATTCAGTTTATAAAGGAGCGATAAAATGACTATTGGACTTAAAGACCTTTACTACGCAATCATTACAGAAACAGACGGCGTAGAAACATACGGAGCGCCTAAAAAAATGAGCGAGGCAATGACTGCGGACTTATCAGTAACAACAGCAGACGCTACGCTTTACGCGGACGATGCGCTTAGCGAGAATGTAAGCGAGTTTGCAAGCTGCACGCTGTCCCTTGGCGTTAAGGAGCTTACTAACGAAGTGTTAGAGGATTTGTTAGGACAGGAAGTAGACGAGGACGGCGTACTTTACGCAGGAGATACAGACGAGCCGCCTTATGTAGCTGTAGGCTTTAGAGCAAAAAAGATGGGCGGCAAGTACCGCTATATCTGGCTGTTGCGCGGAAAATTCAAAGTACCAAACGATAGCTTTGCAACAAAAGGCGAAAGCATCGAGTTTAAGACGCCAACCATTGAGGGTACTTTTAGCAAGTCTAAAGCATCTGGAAAATGGAAAGCAGACTACACGGGCTTACCTACAGACGCAGTAGCCGCTAGCTGGTTTACAAAGGTAAAGACATACCAGAAAGCAGAGTAAAGTTTAAGAAAGGAAAGGGCGCGGCTGCTTATGGCTGCGCCTTAAGGTAAAAATATGAGTGCGATAAAAGACGGAAGATACCCAATCACATTAAACGGCAAAGATTATTATTTGTTATTCAGCTTAAACGCGTTAGACGCATTGCAGGACAAGTACGGCGGCTACGATAAGTTAAGCGACATATTTAACGAAAACAACAAGGATATTTTTAAAGATTTGCGCTGGTTGCTTACTATGCTTATCAATGAGGGCTTAGAGGACGACGAGCCAGAGCTTACAGAGCAGAAAGTAGGTAAGCTAATCCACTTAGGTAATATAGGAATGATTAAGACGGCTATATACAAGTCGTTTGCATTTGGTGTAAATGGTGGAGAGGAAGAGGCAGAAAAGACAGAAGAGACAGAGGCAGGCGCAGACGACACCGAGGACAACGAGGGAAACATACAGAGCGCGCGGGGAAATTAGATACTGCGCGCTTGTTATACATAGCAGTAACAATGTTAAGGTTTACCGAGCACGAGGCTTGGAAACTGACACCATACAAGATACTAAAGCTATTTAAGTACCATAAAGAGTACAACCCTTTGCAGTTTAGCGGCGGCAATACTACACAATCACAAAAGAGTAGATATATTGACGACATAGACAAGGCGCTAGGGGGCTTTTAATTTATGGCAGATACTACCAAAACAATAGGTACAAAGGTAAAATTCGACGGCGAGGCAGAGTACAAAGCGGCTGTAAAAAACATTAACGGAGAGCTTAAAGTATTAGGCTCTGAAATGAAATTAGTAAGCGCAGAGTACAAAGCTAACGGCGGCAGCATTGATAGCCTAAAAGCCAAGCAGGAAACGCTAGGGAAGATATACGACCAGCAAAAAGCAAAGGTAGAGGCTACAGAAAAAGCACTTGCAAAGTGCAAGGAAGAGCTGGGAAATAATAGCGACGAGGCAAAACGCTTGGAAACCCAACTAAACAACCAGAAAACAGCGTTAGTAAATACCGAAAGCGAGCTTAAAAAGACGACAACCGAGCTAGATAAGACAGAGACAGCAGCAGACGGCATGGGTAACGAGGTAGAGGACAGCGGAAAGCAGGCAGACGATGCAAGCAGCAAGTTTAGTAACTTTGGTAGCATCGTAGGCAATGTGGCAAAGATAGCAGCGGGAGCTGTAGCGGCAATAGGTACAGCAGCCGTAGCAGCAGGAAAAGCTATATATAATATGGCAAGTGATACGGCATCAGCAGGCGACGAAATAGACAAAGAAAGCCAAAAGATGCAGATAAGCGCAGGCTTATATCAGCAGTTAAGCTACGCCTGCGAGCGTAGCGGCAGTAATGTTAGCGACCTAACAAAAGGTATAAAGAATATCACAACAGAGTTAGGGAAAACATCAGAGGGCGCAAAAGGTGCAGGCGCTAGCTTTGAGGCTATCGGCGTATCGCTTAAGAATACGGACGGTAGCGTAAAAAGCACAGAGCAGGTGCTACTTGACAGCATAGACGCATTGGCAGGAATGAAAGACGAAACCAAGCGAAACGCAGCAGCGCAGGAAATCTTTGGAAAAAGCGCAGCAGAACTATTGCCGCTGCTTAATTCTGGAGCAGACGGAATTAAGCAGCTTATGGACGAAACAGAAGAATACGGGATGCTCATGAGCGACGACGCAGTAGCGGCAAGTGCAGCCTTTGAGGACAGCCTAAGCCGCCTGCAATGGACTTTTAGCGGCGTCAAAAACAGCATAGTAGGCGAAATGCTACCAGCTATCACAATGATAATGGACGGGCTAAGCGACCTTATGGCAGGGAACGACGGAGCTACAGAAGAAATAAAAAACGGAGTAAGCGACCTTATAGGGAACATAACAAGCGTTATACCGCAGCTAGTGCAACTCATAGGAAGTATAGCGGCAGCAGTATTAGAGGCTGCGCCGTCGATTATATCAGCACTTGCAGGCGGAATAATACAAGCGCTACCGACACTAGCACCAATAGTGCTGGAAACAATAACAACGCTTGTAGGTATGCTAATAGAACAGCTACCAGCCTTATTAGACTGTGGCGTAGAAATCATAACGCAGCTTATAAACGGCATAGCAAACGCTATACCAGAGCTGCTGCCAGCGGTAGTAGATATTGTATTCAATATAACAGACACGCTGATACAGAGCATACCACAGCTATTAGAGGCAGCAGTTACACTATTCACAGCAATAGTGGACGCTATCCCAGTTGTGATAGTGGAAATTATTAACAAGCTGCCAGAACTGATACAGAGCATCGTAGATACGCTTATAGCGGCGCTGCCTATTATCTTAGAGGGAGCAATTACAATGCTTATGGCGCTGGTAGATGCAATACCAACAATTATAGAGGCACTTATAGCAGCTTTTCCTACAATCATTAGCACGATTATAGAGGCGTTGCTTAATGCTATACCTATGATATTGGACGCAGCAATTACTTTGCTTATGAGCTTGGTAGATGCAATACCAGATATTATAGTAGCTCTAATAGAGGCGCTACCTACGATTATCACAACCTTAATAGATACTATAGCAAGCTGGTTGCCACAAATGCTGGAAATGTGCATAACTCTATTTATGAAACTGGTAGAGGCAATACCAGAGCTTATAGTTAAACTTGTAGAGGCATTGCCAGAGGTATTACTTACTCTAGTAGATACTATAGCGGGCTGGCTGCCACAAATAGGCGAGAGCGCCTTAAGCATCGTTACAACGATTATCAACTTTATAAAAGAACTGCCAAGCAAGATATGGGACGCAATTATAGGCGCTGTAGATAAAATAGCGACTTGGGGAGCAAATGTAGGAGCTAAGGCGAAAGAAGTAATAAGCACTATGGTTAGCAATGTTATAAGCATTGTTACAGAACTGCCAAGCAAGATATGGAACGCTATAGTAGGAGCAGTAACAAAGGTTGCTACATGGGGTACAAACATGAAAGCAAAGGCGGTAGAGGGCATCAAGAATGTAGTAACGGGCGTTATTAACGGATTTAAGGATTTGCCTAGCAAGATTACCGACATAGGTAAAAACTTGGTGCAGGGCTTATGGAATGGCATAAACAACGCTAAGGACTGGGTACTTGATAAGATTAAAGGTTTTGGCGATGCTATTTTAAGTGGAATTAAGGGATTTTTTGGAATACACAGCCCGTCTAGGGTTATGCGCGACCAAGTAGGTATTTATCTTGCAAAAGGTATAGGCGTAGGCTTTAGCGAGGGCATGGACGATGTTAATAAAATGATTAACGACAGCGTACCGAGTGAATTTGATGTAAACCCAAGAGTAAATATGCACCCAGAAGAGGTAGACGAATGGGGAGACTGGGACGACGACGCAGACAAGCCAAAGGGCAGCGCAGGCGGCGTGGTAGTAAATCAGTATATTTACGCAAACGAGACAGACTACGCAGCCCAGCAAAAGCAAGCTGCTAAGAATTTTAAACTAATAGCAAGGACGGTGTAGCGCGTGGAATATGAGAAACTTACATACACGAATGAATTAGGCGACAGCTTAGAGTTTAGTATATCTAGCTTGTTTTTTTGCAATGTAAGCAAAGACGCCACGGGATTAGCTGGGGTAGACAACAAAATATATAGCACCAACAGCGCCCAGCAGCACGGCGACACTTTCACGGGGCAGCGTATAGAGGCTAGGGACATTACAGTTAAAGGAGCTATAAACACAAGGGATAAGGCGCAAGCTATAGAGCTGCGCCGCAAAGCCCTTAGGATATTAAACCCAGAGTTAAAAGGCGAGCTTAAGTATGAATACAAAGGCTTTACAAAAGTTATAGAGGTACGAATAGACGATAAGCCAGACTTTTATAAAAAGAAAGTGCTTTTAGAATACGATATAGCCTTTAAGGCGCTTAACCCATTCTGGAAGAACGAAACAGAGACAAAAGAAGAGATAGCAAGCTGGGTAGGTGCTTGGGAATTTCCAACAGAGATAGACGAGGATAGCGCAGATAGCATGGTATTTGGTTACAGAGAGGAAAGCGTAATAGTAGACTGCTATAACGCTGGCGATGTATCTACGGGTATGCGCATAAAGTTTACGGCGCTTGGAGTGCTTGAAAAACCCGTATTACTCAATGTAGAAACTGGCGAATTTATACGAATAAATAGAACGATGCAGGCAGGCGATGTTATTACAGTCAACACCGAGTACGGGAACAAAGGCGCAGCATTGGAGAGAAACGGGGAAGTAATAGACTGCTTTAAGGATATTGATGTAGACAGTACTTTTATGGCGCTGAGAATTGGCGACAATATTTACAGATATGACGCTGCAAGCGGAGTAGATAACCTAGAAGTAAGCATATATTATAACCCGCAATATTTAGGAGTGTAAGCCCATGGAAATAAGAGTATTTAACCTAGACTTAGAACCTTTAGGGATAACAGACGAAATAGCCAGCGTGATATTTAATATAAGGTATTTTGCAGTAGGCAATATCTCAATACTTGCGCCTGCGACAAAGAACAATTTAAAACTGCTGATAGAGGGCAACATACTTACCATACACGACGGGACAGTAGCATATACAGACAGCGACGGCAACAAATGGCGCAGGGCAGCAGTTATAAAGTATACACATATCGAAAAAGACGAGCAGGGAGAGGAGCAGATAGAGGCGCAGGGCTATACCTTAAGTTACTGGTTAGATAAAAGAGTAATAACACCGCAGCTAGTAACCACAGACACAGTACAAAACATAATAAATAAGCAGGTACAAAGAAATTGCGGCAGCAGCGCAATTAAAAAGCGACGCTTTGAAAGGTTTAGTATATTGCAGCAGGCGCACTATGGCGGGACAGCAGTAAGTTACAGCAACGACGCATACGCAAGCCTTGGCACAGAGATAAAGGCACTAGCCCAAAGCGGAAAGCTGGGCTATGACATACTGATTAACGAGCAGGCTAGAACATATGGCTTTTACCTATACAAAGGAATAGACAGAACTGTAGGAAATGGCGCAGGGCTTAAGCCGTGCATATTTAGCAGCGAGTTTGACAACATCAACAGCCGCGCCTATGAATACAGCAGCGAGAACTATAAAAACTTTATGTATCTAATAGGCAAAGCAACGGACGAGGAAACAGTAGCGCCAGTAGTCACAAGAGACGGAGAGGGAGCTACGGGCTTAAGACTTGAAGAGGTAGCTTTAGAAAGTGATATAAACCGCTCATACACAGACGATGCGGGGCAGCAACAAACTATAGCACTGGCGACTTATAAAAATATGCTTAGCAGCCAGAGCATAACAGAGCTTGCAGCGTATGACGCAAATGTAAACTTTGATAGCTCTATCAATATCACATCAAACCTAAGATATAGGCGCGACTTTGATATAGGGGATAGGGTTACTTGCCAAGAGAGAGACTGGGGCATAAGGCTAGACGCCCGCATAACAGAAGTAAGCGAGGTATGGCAAAAAGGAACACATACCATAGAGGTTATTTTTGGCGAGAGCACACCAAGCCTTATAGATAAAATTAGGAAAGTGAGGTAGCAGAGTGAATTACTTACCATTTAACAGCAAAGACCACGACAGAGTATACAAAGCCGAGGACTGGGCTTGGTACTTCTCAACATTTATAAAAAATGGAGTTTTCCCAAACGCACAAAACAACGGCTTGCAAGTAATTATAGGCGAGGGTATGCAGGTATTTGTAAAGGCAGGCTTTGGTTTTATTAACGGCTACGCTTTCAGAAACGAGCAGGACTACGCCTTAACTCTGGAAACGGCAGACGGAGCACTTAACAGATACGACAGAGTAGTACTACGCTGGGACTTAGCAGCAAGAGCAATGTATATAGCTGTCTTAAAAGGTACGGCATCGGCAAAACCAACAGCCAGAGCAATAACCCGCAGCAATGAGATATACGACTTAGTACTTGCTGATATATACATAGGCAAGGGAGTACTTAGCATACAAACGGCAAACATTACAGACCAGCGATATAATAGCAGCCTATGCGGTATTGTAACAGGAGTTATAGACCAGATAGACGCAAGCGTACTTACGCAGCAGTTTAACGATTTTTTTACAAGCTACAATAAGCAGGTGCTTACAGAGTACCAGAACTACTTAAGCACAATATCAGCAGACGAGCAGCAGGCTACAAAGAAGTTAGAAGAGTTTGAGGCACAGCTTGATACATACCGAGACGAGCAGCAGGCTAGCTTTGAAAGCTGGGTAGAAACACTAAAAGGAATATTAACAGAAGAGGCAGCAGGAAACTTGCAGGCAGAGGTAGAAGAACTACAGAGCACAGTAGACAGCCTGCAAAAAGAATTAGTAGAGCGCACCAGTATTACTACCGAGGCTTGGCTTGGAGCTTGTTACCTTGGCGGTACATACTTAGTAGGCTAATAAAGAAAGAGAGGTAGCAAAGTGAAAGGTTATCCTAACAGTTTTAACACAAAAGAGGACTACTACAACTGCCTTGCAATGGTGCAGGCGAGAGACTTAGACGCAGCGGGACTTATTGAGGCGCTAAACGCTCTGGAAGAGCAGCGATACATACACACCGCTATATTATCAAGAAGTGCAGACGGCAAGAGCGTACATATTATGCTATGCCCAGAGGTAACAATAGGCGCGGCGTTCTACTGTGGTAATGTTACTGGCGAGATTAGGAACGCAGTAGGAACACATAGCGCGACTACAGACGAGCCAGACACAATGCAGCTTATGTTATCGGCAGCAGCACCAGAGACAGAAAAGGCAATACATATAATTAGCAGCGTAGATAACTTGGCACTTGTAGGTATGACCGAGGAAGATATTAAGGCTATTAAGGGGGTATTAAAACAGTATGAGTAGATTATTAGTAGACGATATTACAAAGACAGACCGCCGCGCCTGCTTTAATGTAAACAAGGCGGCACTGATTAGCGATATTGTAGCGCCGAGCAAAGAGTACATAGTATGCAGCGGCGCACAGCAGCTAACTATAGTAGAGGGCTGCGTAATTTCTATTGCGGGTACTGGCGTATTTGAAACAAAGCAGACTATTTTAACGGCAGCAAACTTAGATACTGGCAGCAGCTTTACAGTTGGCAAGGACTATTATGTATATGTCTGCGATAGCGGCAACAAAGATGCTGACGAGGTTTATAAAATTTCACTTAACAGCACATACCCTGCGGGCTGGACTGCATTAAACAGCCGAAAAATTGGCGGCTTTCACTATGGAAAAGTGAGAGGCGTAGACGCTACAACGGGCAAACCAGTAAATGCTAGCGGCATCGTAAAAGGTAGCGGCTGGCAGAATAACATATATGACGGCATTGTACCGCGTTCTGTGTGGACGCTGGGACACCGCCCAAAATGCGCGCCAGAGGGTATGGTATACCTTGGCGGCGGTACTTGGGTAGATATTTACCTTAACAGCAACGACGGCAAAGGCGGCTTACAGTCAAAATACGGCGCTACACCTATGACGGGTAGCGAGGGCTTAAACTGGTACGACTTTACACACCGCTTGCAGAAAAGCGGTAAGCGTATGCCTAATTTGCAGGAGTTTATACAGTACGCATACGGCAGCCCAGAGGGCTTAGATAGCTCTAACGATTATGCTTGGACTGCGACAACAAACAGCGGCAGGACAACTACGGGCAATGTAGCAAAGGCAGTTAGTGCCGTAGGAGTAAGAGACGCCGTAGGTAATGTATGGGAATGGCTGGACGAGATTATTACAAGAGCAGAGCACGCTACTAACGCCACATACCACCCAAGCTTAGGCTGGGCGTGGGACACTACTAGCCCGTTACTTGTCGGAGAAGATGCAGACATAGCAAGCGGCAATATTTACGAGTACTACGCGTACTCAATAGCTGCGCTGGTTGCGGGCGGCTACTGGAACAATGGCGCTGGTGCTGGTACGCGCGCGTTGAATTGCGGCGGTTGCCCTTGGGATGTCAGCGGCGTTGTTGGCGTGCGTGGCGCGTGTGACAGTTTGTAGAGAGCAGGAAAGGAGCGGGCAAATGACAGAGGCAAACTATATAGCCATAGCGGCGCTGGTTGTTTCTCTTGTTATGTGTATCGCAAATGTTACAAATATTGCGAAAAATGGCACAAGAGCAGCAAAGACAGATAAGGAAAAGGACGAAGAGGACGCCAGAAAAGAGACAGCGGAGCAGACGGGTATTTTAATTGCGCTGGATAACATAAAGTCGATGCTTTCTGATATAAAGGCAGAGATTAACAGCGTAAAGCAGGACACAAGAGAGAATCACGACCAGTTACTTATCTTACAGCAAAGCTATAAAAGTGAGCACAAAAGAATAGACGAACACGAACAGCGACTTAATCACATAGAAGAGGCGCTGCGAAATAGAGAATAAGAAAGCGAGGTAAAATATTTATGTTTGATTTATTAGCACAGAACGCAACGGCAATTATTGGAATATTAGGGGCGCTTGCCTTTATGGTAGTTATTATGGTAGAGCTTACAAAAGAGCTGCCACTTGTAAAGAATGTACCTACTAAGCTCTGGACTATTATAGTATCTATGATAGTTTGCATCGCGGCGGTAATTATATACTTTGCGATTACAGCAGCACCGTTATACTGGTATTACATAGCACTTGCATTTTTTGGCGCATTTATTGTAGCGTATATTGCTATGTATGGCTGGGAGAGTACTAAAGACTTATGGGAAAGATTTAAAGAAAAAAATTAAATGAAGAAAGAGAGGAAAACAGCATGAGTAACAGTAAATTAGTAGATTGTGTAGTATATAGCCCAAATCACAGCGGAAAGCGTACACACGCGGTAGACAGAATAACGCCACATTGTACGGTAGGACAGCTTAGCGCAGAGGCAATAGGAAACTGTTTCGCAAAAAAGGCGCGTAAGGCTAGTTGCAATTATGGAATTGGAAATGACGGAAGAGTAGCGCTTGTAGTTGATGAAGAAAATCGCAGTTGGTGCAGCTCTAGTAATTCAAATGACCAGAGAGCTATAACCATTGAGTGTGCAAGTGACAAGACAGAGCCATATACGTTTAATGATGCCGTATATGATAAGCTGGTAATGCTTTGCGTTGATATTTGTCAGAGATACGGAAAGACTAAACTTTTATGGATAGCAGACAAGGGAACAACGCTTGCTTATGAACCAAAAGCAGACGAAATGTTATTAACAGTGCATCGTTGGTTCTCTAACAAATCGTGTCCGGGAGCATGGATGTATGAGCATATGGGACAGCTTGCAGCAACAGTAACAGAAAAATTGGGGGGAACACCGCAGCCAGCCCAGCAGCCACAGCTTAAGAGTGTGGATGAAGTAGCAAAAGAAGTAATTAACGGTAGCTGGGAAAATGGAGCAGAGCGTAAGCAGCGTTTAGAGGCAGCAGGCTACAATTACGAAGAGGTGCGAGAAAAAGTTAATAAGTTATTGAAAAAAGTAGAAAACAAAACACCAACCCAGCAGCCACAGCTTAAGAGTGTGGACGAAGTAGCAAAAGAAGTAATTAGCGGTAGCTGGGGAAATGGAGCAGAGCGTAAGCAGCGTTTAGAGGCAGCAGGCTACAATTACGAAGAGGTGCGAGAAAAAGTTAATAAATTTTATAAGTAAATAAATTAGAGCAGGCGAATAAAAACGCCTGCTTTTTTTAGAAAAATGTTGACAATATACCGAAAAAGGTATATAATTTAAACATGGAAAGGAGAAAAGAACAAATAAGAGGCAAAGCCACTGGAAAGGAGAAACGGCAAAATGGGTAAGAAAAAGAAACAAAAGAAAAAGCCTATCAAATGGCGAGACTTGGCAATCAACGCATTGATAGACTTAATCATAGGTATTATACTTATTTTAATAGGAAAGTACATCGGTTAGGGCGAAAGCCCTAACCACCTAGGCGGGCGATAAGCCCGCCGCCTATAAAGAATATAACATAAACCCAAAGCCGAGTAAAGAGTATGCTTTTAAAATTAGGAATATTTTTTGTAGCAATAGGATTAGTAAAACTGGTTATAGCTCTTGCTTTGAGAGCCAGAGAAAAGAGAGAAAAAATATGAATTTAGGGGAAAACTTGAAAAAAGTAAGAAAAGCGGCAGGAGTAACGCAAAAAGAACTTGCAGAGCGCCTGCAAGTTTATCAAAAAGATATTAGCCGCTGGGAAAATAACGAGCTTACACCAAGCGCAATAACACTGGCAAGAATATGTAACGCACTTAATGCATCTGCCGATGTGATATTAGAACTTAATAAAAAAAGCGTATAGGAAAATGTTAAACATAATGAGTAACAGTCTAGTAACTAACAAAAAGGCATATAAGTATAGTATTTACTGGGGTAACTGTTTCTGTTCAGGAAGCAGCAAAAGCTGGTAAATTCTAAGAAAGTGCGTAAAATCAACACTTTTAAGAGTATTAAGATGTGGTAAAAAGTAGTTGAAATTGTGTCGTTTGACCACTATTTGACCACCACATTTGACCACCATATGGTAATTTATTAGGGAGCTTTTCTTTTGATTAAGAGAGCTCCCTTTTATTGCATTTTTTCCAGGTCTTTTCTTAGCCATTCTACATCACGAACCGTATAGACCGATTCCGTTATATCCTTAATCGAGTGACCAACCATTTGCTTCAGAGCATTTATATCAACATCCGCCTTCCTACATCTGGTTATAAACGTTTTTCGTGGATCATGTGGTCGATGCTCCTTATTTAATCCGAGCGACTCAATTACCTTGGTGAATCTGTAACTGTATTTATCGTATGTCATAGTCATGGATGAAGAGTGTGTTATTCCGACATCATTCAAGAGATATACGCTTTAGTTGACCAGTCTTATAAAGATTATCAGAGAAAGCTTAAAGAACTGTATGGTAAAGAAGCTCATGAAAAGATTATGGATGCTTTAAATGTTAAAAAAGCGGAAGAACGGTATATATACGGTTCATATATGTTTGGTGAATGCAACACCTATATCGACGAACCAATACCGAAGACATTATTTTATGAGCCATATTCAGACAGATTCTTCGAATCCACAATAGTAGACGTAATGCAGGCTGAATACAGAAATATATGCCAGAACTGAAAATGTTCGATTAAAAATGCCAAGTAATTTTAACTTTCATGTGCAATGTTAATACATTGTATTGACAAAGGCAAAAATGGAGAATATAATAATATTAAGAAAGGAGTGATATATATGGCAAATACAAATGTAACAATGAGAATTGATGAAACGTTAAAGGCTCAATTGCAAGAACTTATGTCCAGTCTTGGACTTGATATGACTACTTTCTTTACTATGGCTGCGAAACAGGCAGTAAGGGAGCAAGCATTACCATTTAAGCCTGATATGAATACTGGAATTTATGGATTACAAGCATATAAGTTAGCAATGCAGAACACAAATTATAATAAAGAAGGCAAAGCTGTCATATCATCTGCTGACGAATGGAATGATGAATCTGAATGGGATGATATGTTTGAACAAATGAAAAAGGAGAAAGGTGTTAAATAGTGAACAAAGGTGAAGTGTGGTTTGTGGAATTTCCTTTAGAGGAAGATGAAAGCAAATCAATAAATAGACCAGTTGTTGTACTTGATGAAAATATTCTTGGTGTATTATCAGTTAAAATCACCAAACACAAAGCAAGAAAAGAAGATCCTTATGATACACCAATTATTTATTGGGAGGAAGCTGGTTTAAGATTGGCTTCTACTGCAAGAGTAGCAAAAGTAACACTTCTTACAAAAGACAGTTTTATTTTTAAAATAGGTGATTTGCACCATGAAGATTTGAAGAAAATTGAAGAGATGTATAAGAAATTTTTAAGAGATAATGGTGCTATATAGAGTTATATAGTGCCATTTCTTAAAATTCGACTTTCATCCTGTTTAGAAATGAAGTAGAGGAATTAGTTGGAACAGTTGTTGTAAAAAGCCAATGAATGAATGATTTACTTGGAAAATTAGAAGAGACAATATGAAGTATCAGAGGTTTAGCATTGCTAAGTATAAATGAAAATATATTATATATTCATCATGCTAACATTGATAATTCGTATGATGAACGATGGGCAAAAATTTATATTCCAAATATGAAAAATATCCAAGGAAAAGCCGGATTATTTGGTGGAAAGTTTTCTTTCAAGTATGAAGGACAAGAATATAAATTTAAACTACCATCAAAGGCCGGAAAATTTGTGGATTTTTTTGTAAAGTAAAAGTATGAGGATAACAGGATGAAAAACTTACAAAAGTATCTAATGATTTTGGGAACGATAATGTTACGTATTGGGATTAGTGCGTGCTCTAAACAACCAGACTTCGATGCCAAATCTTACGCCCAAAGTTCTCTTGATGCATACTATCATGGAGAATATAAGGACTATGCGAATCTGTTAGAACTCTCGGAAAAAGATGCAAAGAAAGAAATCGAAGAGGATTTTAATGAGAGCATCCAAAAGCAATTTGATGATTCCGATAACATTACGGATAAAGGAATTGCTGATTATACGGAAAAACTGACAGAAGTAAAGAAACTGGCAAAATACAAAGTACAGGATGTGAAAGAAGAGGATGGAGTCTATACAGTAAGTGTACTAGTTGAACCATCCAATGTATTTCAGACATTGCAACAAAGCTCTACAGAGGTAAGCAATGAAAAAATAAAGCAGGGATTGGATGGAAATGATCCGGAAGT